CTTATAACCTGACGCCGGAATCCCTGCAGAACTAGCGGACTAATTCTCCAGGGCACTGCCCGGAACTCTTACGAAGCTTTCCCCCTACTTTATTGCCACCATGCAAATCAGGGTACGTGGGAGGCACGACTCGTCAACTCGACTAGCGAGGATCTGTTTGGGCTCTTGTTGCTCCCGCAGGCCCCACCATTTACCTTGGTGGGGCCCGTCTTTATAGTCCGTAGACTGCCCAGCTCACTGGGGCTTAAATGCATTACAACTCGTCATTAAGCATGCGCATGCCACCCATGAGTGCGGTGATAGCGCCGGCCGTGGCATATTCGCGGATCTTGGAGTAAACCCACTGGGGGTTGCTCTTGTCAAGCTCGGCAATAGCTCTGGCCGGATTCTCACCGGACACACTGAGGGCGCCCATTGGGGGCACCATGCCCAGCACGAGGGGAGGCAGATACTCATACACAGCGGTAAACCGGATGCGCACCCCGGTGGCTGCTGGCAAACCAGACCAGCCGAGGTAAAGAGAAGTCCTGCTGTCAACCTCATAATCAGTCCCGGTTGAACCTGGGTACTGCATAGAGAGGTCCCCAGTGCCGGGCCGCCACTTGACTTCAAAGTCGTTGGCGGGCATGCGCACGCTCTTTGGAGCTGTGGCCCGCAACCCAGCAACTGTGTAGTTGGGTGCTCCAACGGTCAGCGCAAAGGAAGGAGCGTCGCCACCAAAGACAAAGCCTTGGCGGTTCTGCTCAGACCCTGGCCACATGAGCCTTGCGCATGCGGCCACGCACACGTATGCGCGCGCGTTGCTCTGAAGGTAGGAGTAGCCGGGAACATATGTAGCAACCGTGTTACCGGCAGCGACGCTGGGGGCAGCAAACACCCAGGAATCGGTGTCCACTGCACGCTGGGCATAAATAAACCCATTGTCTGTGTTGACCGCCTCGGGCGTGCCACCCATCATGCCGCCGGGGCGCCAAACGACCACTCCGGCGGTCTGCCCAGCACCCTCACCAATGATGAAATCCGACTCAAACCTCAACAAATTGCCCGTGGTTGTCAGGCCAGGCAAGTGGGTCATGGGAGCGTAACAGGGATCAAGCAACAAGCGCTTGTAGGCGGTCATACCGCCAGCCTTAGCGGCGCCCTTAGACTTACGCTTCCGCGGAGCGGCTTGCTGCTGAGTGGGCGGGCCAATCTTCCCCCCGGCTCGTCCATAACCCTTCTTTCTCTTGCCTTTATTCTTGCGTTTTGGTGGCATTACGACAGACCTTTGAGGCGCCCCATCCCACCTCATGCACCGTCCGCCAGAAGAGATCTTTGTGGGGGCTGTGCCGGAGCTCATGGACGTAGGCGCACCGTAGTGCCAACTCCTCATCTGTGTTGCGAGGAACGCTACACAAGAGGCGGTACAACATCTTGACCCAGTTCCTGGGCTGGGGCATGCCCTGCTCAGGAAACCAGGTACTGCAGAACTCATAGCCTCCCACGCAAGCGCGGTAAGCCTTCAGCCTGTGGCCAAGCTGCAGATACAAGTTGGGTGCGTCCTCCACGAAGCTCTCAACACAATCATCTCCCATCGTAATGGCCCAGGCCGCACCTACCAATAGGGCGAGCCACCACCGTATGCGAGAATTTGTCGCCGAGGTCAGGTAACTGCCGGACTTCATGACACCACGTATGCGCTGAGCATAGGCGGTGCCGTCAGACAGTATCATCACACTCAGGGACAGGCACGCGATGCGTGCCGCCGTTAGACGGCCAAACTCACTCGTGGGGGCACACCCAGCTAACTTGGTGCGGACCTTGGCCTCGAGCTCAAATTCCCACCCCTGCACCGACCAGTCAAAGCCTTGCACATCCGCTTCGGCCAGGGGCTCGCTTCTCGCCTTTACAAGCTTACGCACGGCCTCAAGCCCTTCGTCGTGCAGGCCCATTCCGGGCATAGAGGGGTTGGACTCCCAAGAATCAATCTCACTGCGGTTCTGGTTCCCGAACAGCATACGCTCAACGATTTGATCGACGGCGGACACTGAACTGATAAGCCTTAGCCGCCCAGCCTGGACCTTCTCTTGCGAGTGGGGTTCATTCTTGACGAAAATGCGCACAGGATCGCACGCATTACACGCCACCAGGTCCTCCGCTGACATGCTCCACGGATCTTGCAAACCAAGCAGCACCCGCAAGCGGGCACTAACAAGGTCAGCTATCGCGCAGTCGCCGGCACCCTCCCGGAAATCGTCGTTGGTGCGGCCGTAAGCCGCCCAGGGGAAACCAGGACTAGAGTCGGATCGCAGCGCAATGATCGCAGCATAGCATGCTCTGCGGGTGAGAGGTCCGCCAACCGCAGCGTCTGAGACCCACTGGGGGGCTGAGGCGCTGGGGTAGGCTGCGACCGTTCTTCGGAGGAGCCACTCCTGTTCTTCTTCTGACGGTCTCGCTCCGACGACGTAGTTACCGCTCTGGAGGAGGAAGGAGCGCTGCTCTGCTTTTGCGTCGCGCTCGGGCCAGGTCCACTTTCCAAGCTCAGGGAGCTGGGCTCTTGCTGAGCTGGCGTGGATTGACTCTTTTGTGCGCTTGCCAGGGATGAAGGGGGTTTTGTAGCGTCCGATGGGCTCAAATATGGCCGATCGGGACCCACTGACACCTCCTGAGTCTCCTGACTCTGTCTTGCAGTCTGCGTTTCCTTGCTCTTCGACTTTGCTGGCGAAGGAGTTTCCGTGCAGGCATTGCTGCTCTGCTTGCGGTCGGGTTCCGTGGATGCATTGCGCATCACTCCACGGTCCGGCTCTGTCGCCGCATTGTGCACCAGCTTGCGGTCTGGCTCCGTCGCCACATCGCGAGTCTCCACCTTCGTAAAGGTGAAGGAGCGCAGGTCTTTGTTCTCCGAGGAAGCCTGCAATTTCCCCGGGAACCCTTCCCCCTGGTAGGTGGCCATTGGAAAGGACTCTTCACGCACCCCGCTACCGTAGTAGTCCATCTGGCCTGCGTCATGATCATCCTCATCGGCCCAGACCGCTACGGTCTGGCGCCTCTCGAAGGTCACTCTTTCGAGCTCCTCAATGGCCGCTATGTTAGCCCCCGAGCGAGCCAGCCTCATGGACCAGTCGCCTGCGAGCATCTCAATACGGTCATCTTCACGGGCTTCGTGCTCACCAGCATGTGGGTTCTCGTCGAAGGTGTAGGTCCGGTTTCCCTTCCCATACTCCGCCGACTCAGGCTCAAAGCTGGCGGCCAGTTCAGTTGACCTGGCCAAGTTGTGAGTCTTGAGCGCTAGCACGTTCTTCTGGAATGATGGCAGCATCCACTCAATGGAGGTGCCGACATTCATGTCGCGCTTACCTCCCTTCAGGGCACCACGGTGGGTGCCGATGACTGCGCCTCCCTGCATAATGGGCCCCCCAGACGCGCCTGGAAGCGTTGACGCCTCATAAGTGAGCATGAAAGGGCCCGGTGAGCGGATTGGCGCGCGGGCTTCCAGCCAAGGACCTCCGTTTTGCGGAGGGGTGAAGATCAAACCTGGAGAATCCAGGATGACTTTGCGCGCCAGCGGTAGGGCTTTCACCCCCAGAACGGCCCAATGGGACTCAGGGATGACCATTGTAACCTGGTCACCGCGGACGAAACTGTCCTCCACGTATAGCTCCTCCAAGTCAAGCAGCACCACCTTGTCGCCAGCAACTACGGCTGGACTATCGTTGTTGCGCAGTTGTTTGACGACGTGGCGGCACGTTAATAGCTTGGTTTTGCCTGTGCCAGAGTCCACCCTAGAACCAAGG